GAAACATGTCAAATGCTTTCTATTGTTTGCTCTAAGAAATGGGGTCATGATTATGGTGAATTGCATAAGAAAGATGGCACAGCATATTTTACAGAGAAAGGTGCATTTCGTAATCACCCTTGCACAATATGGGCAAATGAAACTCTTATCAATACATGGTGGTTAGTTACTCATGGCATAGCTCTATGTCAAGAATACACACATAGATATGGTAAAGTTCATAGTTGTGAGAAAACTATATTTGAGGCAGCAAGTTTACTTCCTACTAAAAAACCAACTACACCAGAAATATTTGCTAGAGCAATGCCAGAGGAATGGAAATATGATAATACTATAGATACATTCACGGCATATAAAAGATACATTGCATCTAAACCTTGGGTAAAAGACAACTATCTTCGTAAACCTGATCGTAAACCAATATGGATAGAGAGTAATGAATGACGAACATGTAAATGATCTTTATGAAGATATGTCGAGACTTAATTCACTTTATGAAGAATTAATGTGGGATCATGAAGATGTACTTGAATTTATTCCAGATTATGATAATAATAGAATTATCATACAAAATAAAACCATGATGAAAAACAAGGATTGATTATGAGTGACTTTATATGGGTTGAAAAATACAGACCCAAAACAATTGAAGAATGTATTCTCCCTGATGGTATCAAAAAAACTTTTAGGGATTTTCTATCAGGTGGTGAGATCCCAAATATGTTGTTATCAGGCCCACCGGGAATTGGTAAGACAACAGTTGCAAAAGCATTATGTAATGAATTAGGAGCAGATTTTTATGTCATTAATGGATCGGATGAAGGACGCTTTCTCGACACTGTTCGGAACAACGCAAAGAACTTCGCATCTACAGTCTCTCTTACGAGCGAGTCGAAGCATAAAGTCATCATCATCGACGAAGCAGACAATACCACTTCCGACGTACAACTCCTTCTTAGAGCGAGTATTGAGGAGTTCTCCAGAAACTGCAGATTTATCTTTACCTGCAATTACAAGAATAAAATCATCGAGCCTCTCCATAGTAGGTGCGCTGTTATTGACTTCAATGTTAATAAAAAAGACAAACCCACAATCGCAGCAGGATTCTTCCAACGAATAATTGATATTTTAGATGAGGAAAGGATTGAGTATGATAAAAAAGTTATAATAGAATTAATCAATAAACATTTTCCTGATTGGAGAAGAGTATTAAATGAATGTCAGAGATACTCTGTTGGAGGTAAAATAGATTCTGGTATCTTAGCTTCTTTTTCTGATGTCTCTGTAAATGAACTTATTAAAAATCTTAAAGAAAAAAACTTTTCTGAAGTACGTAAGTGGGTCAACACTAATCTGGATAATGATACTACTTTACTCTTTCGTCGTATTTACGATAATTTATATGAATCCTTGGTCGCTAGTTCTATTCCTGCTGCCGTCCTTGTTCTTGCTAAATATCAGTACCAAGTGGCATTTGTAGCAGATCAGGAGATCAATATGCTAGCCTGTTTAACGGAAATCATGGTGGAGTGTGAATTCAAATGAGAACACAAAATAAGGAAAATTATTACTACTTCTTTTGGGTAGTTGCAATGGTTGCATTTATAGTTCCTCAAGTGGTAACTGCATTTGCATATCATAGATTGGCAGAGTATTTAACACAACCAATTAAAGTTGAAGTTATTGAGGAATGAAAAGGAAAAGGAAAACGAAACCTTTTCAACTTAACTGTTTCGGTTTTTTCGGAATTGTGCTATTATTAAGTGGTACTGGTTCCGTTATTTTTGTTTATTATGCTATTATGGAGATGATTAAATGAAAGACGAGTTACTCACAATGTTGAAAGATAGTGCCTATAAAAAAGGTGATTTCACATTATCTTCTGGAAAACAGAGTGAGCATTATATAAATTGCAAACCTGTCACATTATCAGGTAGAGGTTTAGCAATTACTAGTGCCATGCTTGTTGAGTGTGTAGAGGATGATTCTGTCGCAGTTGCTGGATTAACTCTTGGTGCTGATCCATTAGTATCGGGTGTTGCACTTGTATCTGCTTTAAACAAGGGATCACTTTCTGGGTTGATAGTTCGTAAAGAACCAAAAGGCCATGGAACTCAAGCATGGATAGAAGGCCCATTACCTGAAAAGGGATCTAAAATTACAGTCTTAGAAGATGTAGTTACCACAGGTTCATCTGCAATAAAAGCAGTAGAAAAACTTAGAGATGCTGGTTATGTTGTGAATCGTATTGTCAGTATCATTGATAGGCAAGAAGATTGTGATTCCTGTGGAATGGGTGAAGCTGATACTGCTTTTAAGGAGGCAGGTCTTGAATTTTATAGTCTCTTTAATTTGGAGGAAATTACTAAATGAATTGCTGGCACTGTCAGACAGAACTTATCTGGGGAAGTGATTCAGACCTAGATGAAGAACTATTTCCTGAGTTTAGCTTTGTGACTAATTTGTCATGCCCTAAATGTGAATCATTTGTAGAAGTATTTTATCCAAGAAATGAAAATGTCAACGAACACCGAAAAATTAAGAAACCAAGTGAAATCTAGATTTTATTATCTCTTTTGGGGTATTGCAACAGCATCTGTTGTATTTGGTCAAATATATGTTGGTGCAGGATACAGAGCGTATGCTAATGCACTTTTAAGAATATTTGATACTATACAGGTAGAGGTAAACCCTAACACTTTTGAGAGGTTCTATTAATGATTTTTTTATCAAAACCATCGGTATATACATTACCGGGAACATGGGAAAAACAAGATGATGTTCTTATCCCACATTTACATTTAACACCTGATCAGGGATTCATCCTTTTCATAGTGTTGTTTTTATTTACTTTAGTTGGAATTGCTCTTTACAATGCTTTTGGGCCCGGAAGTAAAAATCTTAAAGATCAGATTGACGAGCATGCTAAGCTGCATGAGTTGGGTATTGCTCATGGGCATGAAGGTAGAAGAGCAGTTATGAAATCTGTAAACAAAGATTATCCGAAGCATTCACATGACGATTAATATCATTTCTAAAAATGATACTCTTTGGGCAGCAGATAAATTTATTCAATATTTCTCTCACATGGGGAATATTGAAGATTATTTGCGTTTCGTAAAGAAAGAAACAATTAAAAGTTTTAGTTCTCTTACACCATTAGAGGATGAGTTTCTTAATGAAGATATTCATCCAAATGATATGGAGTTTGATATTCGTTTTGTAGGTGATAGATTTCAAAATGGTCTACCACAAGATCATTATAAAACTATGTTAGGTGTTGTATCATCTCATAATAATGAATCAAATATTCCGGGTAGAGAATTACGTTGGATGGTATATGAAAAGAATACACAAAAGTTAATTGGTTTTATACGTTTTGGTTCACCCACTATCAACTCAAAACCAAGAAATGTATGGTTAGGTAAACCAGCCAATTTATCCATATTAAATCGTCATACTTGTATGGGATTTGTTATTGTTCCATCTCAACCATTTGGATACAATTATCTTGGTGGTAAATTATTGGCATTACTTTGTTGTTCACATTTTGCAAGGGAAACTATATCTAAAGTATTTGATAAAGAGATTGCATTATTTGAAACAACTTCTTTATATGGATCTACTACAGCAGCATCACAATATGATGGTCTTAAACCTTTTATGAGATACAAAGGTTTAACTGAAAGTAAGTTCACACCATTGTTACATGACAATGCATTTCATAAACTTCATAACAAGTTTAAAGAATTAAATAATAATACACCTCTTACTGATAATAAAGCATCTTCAAAGAAGTTGAAGAGACAAACTAAGATGATATCTATAATTAAAAATTCAATGAAAGAATATGGAATGCAAACTGAATTGGAACAGTTTACTGATGCGATTAACATGGCATTGAATCTTACACAGAAGAAAAGATTTTATATTTCTGATTATGGATATGGTAATGTTCGTGAAGTTATAGCTGGTGAGCAAGATAAACTAGTTCGTGGTCAGAACTGGGATAAATTTTATCTTGAAAATATCATCTCATGGTGGAAGAAGAAAGCAAGTAAGAGATATGAAAAGTTAAAGAAGGAGGAACGCTTTAGAGATAAAGTTGAACTATGGACACAGGAGGATGATATACAAATCATTAGATAATAAATAAAAAAACTGAATTATTATGGATAAGATAGATACTCAAGGAATGAGTGGGCCTGCGGATCCTAACTTCAAAGGAGAACTAAAAGCACAACCACATAAACCTATGATGATATATCCTCGTAGGTTACATACACCTGAAATGGTTAAGGAACTAAAAATTTTATTTAATGAAGTTTTGGATGAGAGAGAAGGTAAAATGAACTATACTTCTTACTTTGATGAATCTAAATTTGCACATCGTATTAATGAACCAGAACCAAAATATGAGAACAAATTAAATAATAAATAATTAAAAATTGGTAAGAGATGAAGACATTTAAAGAATTTATACAAGAGAGTAGTCTTTCTAGAATTAAAAGCAAGTCCGATAAAAAGGGTATTGCTGTAATGTCTGCGTCTAGAGGAAATCTATCTAAGAAAGAAAATACCGCGAGAGCAAAGAAATTAGATAAAGATATTCGTGGTAGATTTGGTAAAGGTGCTACGAAAGTAACTGGATCATATTCAGAGAAAGATGAAAAGACTGGTAAAGAAACAAAGGTAAAAGAGAGAAGTCATGTCATAGCTCGTGGTAAGATGGGTAAGAAAAAGTTTAAAAAAGAAGTTAAGAAACTGGGTAAGAAGTATGGGCAGGATTCTGTATTGACACAAACTAAAAAAACTGGTACACTATCAGCCACTCGCAAAGGTGGTCTTGGCAAGAAAAAAGGTATAAATGTGGGTAGATTTAAACCACAGGGTAAAAACCCAGAAGGTCAATCTCAAATCAAAGGAAAAACTTTTACTTACGGAGATTAATGACAACAAAACTTTATGATGACTCTAATTGGAGAGAAGAATACAAAAGTTACACTAGCGATAAAAGGGAACTTGAATTGCTAGAAAATGGGCCACATAGTCTTGCTCAATCTTGGCATCTTGGTGCATTATATAATAATTGGAAAAAGATAAAAGGTTATAACAAATTAGACCCCAAAGAAAATAAGGGTCAACTACAATCCTCTATGAAAGATTTCTTTGCTAAAAATAAAGATCAAGGAATCTAAATTTATTTTTTATTATGGCTGCTTTAATTATTGCTCTTCCTGAAGAGGCAGAAGGAATTCAGGGATACCCAATTTATTTAAGTGGGTGTGGAAAAGTGAACGCTACTATTGCTACAATGAGAGCAATTAGGGATGGACACAAATTCATTATTAATTATGGATCTGCTGGAACAGTAAGTAATATTACTGGACTTGTAGAGGTTACTGGATATGTTGATAGAGATATGGATGCAAGAGCATTGAAATGTGAGCTTGGACAAACACCCTTTGAAGATGGTATAATAATTGGGAACAAAGGAATAGTTTGTGGAAGTGGAGACAAGTTTGCAACATCCAAACCTGAGATTGTTTGTGACATTGTGGACATGGAAGCATATGCTATTGCTAAAACTTGTCTCAAAGAGGAAGTGGATTTTAGAAGTTTTAAATACATTTCCGATTCTGCTGATGAAAATTCAGCAAATGATTGGGAGGAGAATGTTCATAAAGGTAATTCGTTATTCAAAGCAATGCTGTATCGTGGAGGATTAAATTAATGGATCTTAAAAAATTAATTTCTGATCATCCTGATTTTCCTAAGAAAGGTATCTTGTTTAGAGATATGTTTCCGATATTAAGAAGTCCTACAGCAACAACTTTTATGTTAGATAGATTAGGAGAATTCTCTGAGAGATTAACTCCTGATTATATTGTTGGAATTGAATCTAGGGGATTTATTATTGGAACTGCTTTAGCGACTAGACAGAGGATGGGATTTGTTCCAATAAGAAAAAAAGGTAAGTTACCTAGTAAAATTGTTGGTGTTAATTATAGTTTGGAATATGGTCAAGATAGATTGGAAATACAATCTAACATCTTAAAAGACCACAAGGTGTTATTAGTTGATGACCTACTAGCAACTGGTGGTACAGTAAAAGCAGCATCTAAATTAATTAGTAAGGTAGGTGGAAGACTTGTGGGTTGTGCATTTGTGGTAGAATTGTTAGGATTGAATGGTAGAGATAATATTCCTAATGTTCCAATTAAATCATTAGTTAGTTATGACTGAATTGAAAGAGTGGTTGAACTCAATCAACCTTAATAAAAACAATCTAATAGATGAGGATCCATTAGTAGAAAAAGATTATCCTCCCTTCATTGTCAATAAGTGTTTGTCAGGTCATCTTGACACAGTGATGCTTGCAAATGAGATGAATAAGTATCCTTTTTTACCAAAGAAGATGCAACATGATTTTCTTATACATATAGTGAGGAAGAAGCGTAGATTCTCTCCTTGGCTTCGTAAAGACAAGATCAAAGACCTTGATAGTGTCAAAACATACTATGCATGTAGTAATGCTAAAGCGGAACAGATTCTGAAAATTCTTACAAAAGAACAACTGAATTTTATTAAATCTAAACTTGATATTGGAGGAAGGCAATGACCGTTCTTAAGGAACCAGATGTAAAATGGAATCCTGACCAAATGGTAGAAGTGACATTGAATGAACCAGATGATTTCCTGAAAGTTAGGGAGACATTGACAAGGATCGGTGTTGCATCTAGAAAGGAGAAAAAAATATATCAGTCTTGCCATATTCTTCATAAGCAAGGTAGATATTTTTTAGTACATTTTAAAGAGTTATTTGCATTAGATGGTAAACATGCAAATCTTACCACTAATGATATACAGAGAAGAAATCGTATAGCACAACTGTTGGTTGATTGGGGTTTAGTTGGTATTGTCAATGCTGACACCATTCAAGATGTTGCGCCATTAAATCAGATTAAAGTTCTATCTTATAAAGATAAACAAGATTGGATATTGGAAACCAAATATAATATTGGATCTAAGAAGAAAAAAGTAGAAGTAGAAGAGTCTGAGTAAAGGGGGTACCATTACCCCCTTCTTTATGCTATAATCTATCCATGAAGAAATTTATTTTTGATGTTGATGGTACTCTGACTCCTAGTCGGAGGCAAATAGAACATTCTTTTTGGGCTCCCTTTCTGATATTTTGTCGTCATCATGATGTTTACATCGTTACTGGTAGTGACAGACAGAAGACATTGGAGCAGTTAGGATTGGACATATGTTATACAGCTAAGAGAGTATATAATTGTTCTGGTTGTGATGCGTATGAAAAAAATGTGAATGTATATCAAAGTGAATGGAAGTTACCAAAGAAAGTAGAAAATTTTTTATTAGATGAATTGGCATATAGTTGTTTTCCTATTCGTAATGGAGTTCATATTGAGTCTAGGCCGGGATCTGTTAATTTTAGTATTCTAGGTAGAGGTAAAGATCCTTTTGTGGGAAGAGATGAATATATTAAATGGGATAAGGAAAGATTAGAAAGAGAGGATATTGCAGATAGAATTAGAAATCAATTTCCTGAATTGACAGTTGTAATTGGAGGACAGACTGGTATTGATATTGGGCCACTAGGAACTGATAAGAGTCAAATATTACGGGATTTTTCTGAGGATGATGAATTATATTTTTTTGGTGATAGAATGGAGGTAACTGGTAATGATTACTCATTAGCAGAAGCCGTAAAGAAAAGACATGGTTGTACATATCATGTTAAAGACTGGCATGAAACTAAACAAATACTCAAGGAGACTTCATAGCATGGAAAGAATTATTTTTCGTATTGATCAAGATGGAAATGTAAAAGAAGAAGTACAAGGTGTTCAAGGTAATGTATGTGAGAATCTCACTAAAGATATAGAAAATCGTTTGGGTGATGTCTCTGGACGCATACATAAACCAGAATATTATCAGCAACAAAAAAACGTATCCGATGTCACACTTCAGCACAATCAAAACGAAAATTAAAGACAAGGACGTTCTAATAAAAGCGTTGAATTCTTTGAGTTACTCGGCTCAGGAAAATGTTCTTTTAGATAATCCTGTAGACCATCAACATGAACAAGTTAAGGTTGAGGTTGGTATAACTCGCTATGTTGGATTTAAGAGACATAGTGATGGGACACTTAATTTAGTTGCTGAGTTAGATGCATGGGAAGAACCATTTCCCATAGAAAGATTTTTACAAAAAGTAACTCAGGAATATGCAAAATGTATTGTAGTAGAGACCGCACAATCAAATGGTTTCAATGTAACAACCGAACAAAAAGATGTTGATAATACTATAGAAATAGTAATGGAAAAATGGTAGCATTTGTTAAATAGTTACGGATGCCGAAAGGGTCTAAACTTTAAACTCGCTTACTAAGGAGAACTATGAACGCACTACAACGTTACCACGCTGAAAATCTTCCAGAACTTATAGAGAAGATTAATCGTAACAGCATTGGATTAGATGATTACTTTGATAGATTTTTCAACGAAACTACAACAAATTATCCCCCATACAATCTTGTGACTGTTAGTAATCATGAATCAAGGCTTGAGATTGCACTTGCAGGATTTAAACAGAAAGATGTAAAAGTATATACCGAGTATGGTAAACTAATTGTACAAGGTGACAAAGAGACTAAGAAAGAACCTGAAAATTACACTCACAGAGGATTAGCTCAAAGATCCTTTACTAGAACTTGGACACTCTCTGACGACACAAAAGTTGAGGATGTAAATTTTGAAGATGGAATGCTTACAATTAAATTGGGTAAGGTAGTTCCAGAACATCATGCTCGGAAAGAGTATCTATAAATAAAATTGAATATCGTCGTCGCAGACAGAGGGGAAACTGGCACAATCCAGTTGACACCCCTCTTTTTTATTGGTATAATACCAAAACACAGGAAATTAACATGTCAATTAAACTCGCTGTGCTTCAATCCGGCGATCAAATTGTCGCAGAGATGAAAGAGATTGTATCTGAGGATAAACCAATCGCATATTTGTTTCACAAACCACAAAAGGTATTTGTGAAAAATCAGATTGTATTATCAGAAAGTAAAGATGCAACTTCTATTGAAGTATCACTGCAAAATTGGATTCTAGTATCCGAAGAGGAGGACATCCCAGTCGCAGTAAATCAAGTCGTCACACTTGTAGAACCAGTGGCAAGTATCAAAAAAATGTATTCGGAGAAAACAAATGGAAGATCAGATGATCAAGTGTCTGCTTCTAAAGAATGAAGACCTATTGGTATCTCAAATTGTTGAAGTGGACACTGAACTGGGTGGCCCTGATTGCAAACTGATAAAACCATTTAAGATGGTTAAAGTTAATGATGAGTATGTATTGGAACCTTGGTTGGATTTTACTACACAAAGTGAAATGATGATACATTCTGACAGCATTCTGACTATAGTTGCTCCAACACCTGTTATACTATCTAAGTATCTTGAACTGATTGCCTAATGAAATTCTATACTAACGTTCAGTTAGTTGGTGACAATTTTTTAGTTCGTGGTTATGAGAATGGCAGACACTTCATGACGCGAGAGAAGTTCTATCCAACTCTCTTTGTTCCTGCAAAAAAGAAAACCAAATATAAAACATTGACTGGTGAATATGTGGAGTCAGTCAATCCCGGAACTGTGCGTGAGTCCCGTGAGTTTATCAAGAGGTATGATGGTGTAGAAAACTTTAGTGTGTATGGTAATGACAGATATATCTATCAGTATATCTCAGAGATGTATCCTGAAGAAGAGATTAAGTTTGATATTAGTAAGATCAAGTTGACCACTCTTGATATTGAGGTCAAATCAGAGAATGGATTCCCCGATGTAGAATCTGCTGCTGAAGAGATATTACTTATTACAATACAGGATTACACAACAAAACAGATTCGCACTTGGGGTCAGGGGCCTTTCAACAACAAACAAGATAATGTCATTTACAAGTCATACAATTCAGAGTATGAACTTCTAAATGCATTTATCAACTGGTGGATGATGGAAGAGAATACACCAGAAGTTGTGACTGGTTGGAACATTGAATTGTATGATATTCCATACTTGTCCCGAAGACTTGAGAGAGTTCTTGGTGAGAAGTTGATGAAGAGACTTTCACCTTGGGGTCTTGTAACTGAAGATGAAATCTACATCGCAGGTCGTAAGAATATTGCATATGATGTTGGTGGTATTACTCAACTTGATTATCTAAATCTATACAAGAAGTTTACATACAAGGCACAAGAATCATATCGCCTTGATTACATTGCAAAGGTTGAACTTGGTCAGCAGAAACTTGATCACTCAGAGTTTGATACATTCAAAGACTTTTATACAAAAGGTTGGCAGAAGTTTGTAGAATACAACATCATTGACGTAGAACTGGTTGACCGTCTTGAAGACAAGATGAAGTTGATCGAACTTGCAATTACAATGGCATACGATGCTAAAGCAAATTATGTCGATGTGTTTTCACAAGTACGTATGTGGGATACAATAATCTATAACTATTTAAAGAAGAGGAATATTGTTATTCCTCCAAAGAACAGATCCAACAAGGACGCAAAATACGCAGGGGCTTATGTTAAAGAACCGATTCCGGGAAAGTATGATTGGGTGGTGTCTTTTGACCTTAACAGTCTGTACCCTCATCTTATTATGCAATACAACATTTCCCCAGAGACCCTCCGGGAAACTAGACATTCCAGTGCGAGCGTTGAAAGGATCTTAAATAAGGAGATAGAAGATTTTAATCCTGAGTATGCAACATGTGCAAATGGTGCACAGTATCGGAAAGATGTTCGTGGATTCTTACCAGAGTTGATGGAGAAGATCTATAAGGATCGAACCATTTATAAAAAGAAAATGTTGGAGGCAAAACAACAATATGAGAAAACAAAAACCAAGAAGTTGGAGAAGGAGATCGCAAGGTGCAATAATATCCAAATGGCACGAAAGATCCAACTTAACTCTGCTTATGGTGCTATTGGTAATCAATACTTTCGTTATTACAAACTTGCAAACGCGGAAGCCATCACACTATCTGGACAAGTCTCAATCCGTTGGATTGAGAATAAAATGAATCAGAAGATAAATGAAATACTAAAAACGGAGGATATTGATTATGTTATTGCTAGTGACACTGATAGTATCTACCTCAATCTGGGGCCTTTGGTTGACGCTGTATACGAAGGGAGAGAGAAGACTAATCAAAGCGTTGTTGCGTTCCTTAACAAGGTGTGTGAAAACAAATTTGAACCTTATATTGAGAGTTCTTATGAAGCGTTGGCCACGTACGTAAATGCTTATGATCAGAAGATGTTCATGAAACGTGAGAACATTGCTGAACGTGGTATCTGGACTGCCAAGAAAAGATATATTCTAAACGTATGGGATAGTGAGGGTGTTCGATATGAAGAACCCAAACTTAAGATGATGGGTATTGAAGCAGTCAAGTCATCAACTCCTGCACCTTGTCGCACTATGATTAAGGATGGACTTAAGTTGATGATGAATGGCACAGAAGAACAAGTGATTGATTACATTGATAGATGTAGGGACAAGTTCAAATCACTGCCTCCAGAGGAGATTGCTTTTCCAAGAACATGCTCTAATGTTAAGAAGTATCATTCACATACTGACATATACTCAAAGGGCACACCGATTCATGCTCGTGGTGCTCTTTTATTCAACTATTATATTAAGAAGAATAAACTGGACAAGAAGTATTCTCTTATTGGTAATGGGGAAAAGATCAAGTTCATATACCTTAAGAAACCAAACATCATTCAAGAGAACGTAATATCCTTCATCCAAGATTTTCCAACCGAACTTAACCTTGACAAATACATAGATTATGATCTACAATTTGAGAAGAGTTTCGTAGAACCACTTAAGGCAATACTTGATGCCATTGGGTGGAACGTCGAAAAAACCGTAAACCTTGAACTTTTCTTTACATAATGGACTTACCAATTAATGACGAAGAACTGTCCAAATTAGTTTGGTGGACAGGACACATGAGAGGTGATCTTGAAGAAGGTCTCCATAAAAAATTAAAATTAGTCAAAGAGGTAAGAGAAAAAAACCCTGATGGGCCGTACAAAAAAATACTCCGAGAGGAGCATGGAATGGTAATCTAAAATGAAATTTATTTTAACGTCAATGTCCAGTTTCTTATATCAGTCAGTAATTTTTTCTGCTGGTGTTTTTATTGGATATCTAGTAGGAATTAACACACCAAACTCAAATCGGTAATTATGGAATCATCAGCAGACAGAATAGCAGATGCTCTTGAAAGAATTGCAACTGCTTTGGAGAGTAAATCTTTACATATAAATATTGATCATGGCCACATTGAGCATATCGATTATGTAGATCATAATCATATCGATGGTGATATTAATACACATTCAAAGACTTGGTGAAATTATTATTAACTAATCATTATGGACTTCTTAAAAGAAATTGTAAAAGAGATTGGGGATGAGTATACCCAAATCGCATCAGACATCGATGAAACAGAAAGATACATCGACACAGGTTCGTACATCTTTAACGGATTGGTTAGCGGTTCCATTTATGGTGGCGTATCTAGCAATAAGATTACTGCCATCGCTGGTGAATCCTCTACTGGTAAAACTTACTTCTCCCTCGCAGTTGTCAAGAACTTTTTGGATAGCAATCCTGACGGTTACTGTTTGTACTTCGACACTGAAGCTGCTGTTAATAAAGGACTACTTGAATCTCGTGGGATTGATACCACAAGGTTAGTTGTTGTAAATGTAGTTACTATAGAAGAGTTTCGTGGTAAGGCTTTGAAAGCAGTTGATATGTATTTGAAGTCGTCTGAAGAGGATCGCAAACCATGTATGTTTGTGTTAGACTCTCTAGGTATGCTTTCTACAGAGAAAGAGATTCGTGATGCATTGGATGATAAGCAAGTTAGAGACATGACCAAATCTCAACTTGTCAAAGGTGCATTCCGTATGCTTACTTTAAAACTTGGTCAAGCAAACATTCCACTATTAGTAACAAACCATACCTACGATGTCATCGGATCTTATGTCCCAACTAAAGAAATGGGAGGAGGCTCTGGTCTCAAATATGCCGCGTCTACGATCATTTATCTCAGCAAAAAAAAGGAAAAGGATAAGACGGAAGTTGTTGGAAACATTATCAAAGCTAAGACGCATAAATCAAGACTCTCCAGAGAAAACCAACAAGTCGAAATAAGACTCTACTATGATGAGAGAGGACTTGATAGATATTACGGTCTTCTTGAACTTGGAGAGATTGGTGGTCTATGGAAGAATGTTGCTGGTCGTTATCAGATTAATGATAAGAAGATTTATGGTAAAGAAATACTAAAGAATCCTACAGAATATTTCACAGATGATATAATGAATAAGTTAGACAACATTGCGATGGAACACTTCTCATATGGAAAGAATTGAAACTACGATTCTTCGGAATCTCATTCATAATGAAGAATACGCTCGCAAGTCAATACCTTTTATTCAACCTGATTATTTTGAACAAAGAACTGAAAAGATTATTTTTGAAGAAGTAGTTTCCTTCATTAATAAGTACGATAGTTGTGTAACTATCGAAGCACTAAATATTGAGGTTGACAATAGGACAGACCTTACCGCAGAGGAATCAAAAAGCATTAGTGATATAACTAAAGACTTGAATAACTCACCTGTAGAATCGCAGTGGTTATTGGACACAACTGAGAAGTGGTGTCGTGACCGTGCGATTTATCTTGCGTTAATGGAGTCAATTCATATTGCCGATGGTGATGATGAGAAAAAGAATCGTGATGCGATTCCTTCTATTCTATCTGAAGCCCTTTCTGTTTCATTCGATAACAACATTGGACACGACTATCTACAAAACTATGAAGAAAGGTACGAGTATTACCACAAAACGGAAGATAAGATTTCGTTCGATCTTGAGTATTTTAACAAAATTACCAAAGGTGGTTTACCTAATAAGACTCTTAATATCGCGCTTGCTGGTACAGGTGTCGGGAAAAGTTTATTCATGTGCCATTTCGCTAGCTCCGTGTTGTTACAAGGCAGGAACGTACTCTACATTACAATGGAAATGGCAGAAGAGAAGATTGCTGAACGAATTGATGCAAATCTTTTGAATGTGCCAATTCAACAACTGGTTGACCTACCCAAAACCATGTTCGATAAGAAGGTAAATAAACTATCAGATAAGACACAGGGAACACTTATTATTAAAGAGTATCCAACTGCTGCTGCACACTCAGGTCATTTTAAAGCATTGCTTAATGAGTTAGCATTGAAAAAATCATTCAGACCTGATATAATATTCATAGATTACTTAAACATCTGTGCCTCTTCAAGATACCGCGCCAACACCGCAGTTAACTCCTACTCCTACATCAAAGCAATCGCGGAAGAACTCCGTGGTCTCGCTGTTGAATCAAATGTTCCGATACTTAGTGCGACACAGACGACTCGTAGCGGGTTTGCTTCTTCTGATGTTGATCTTACCGATACCAGCGAATCCTTTGGTCTTCCTGCTACTGCTGATCTTATGTTTGCCCTCATCTCAACCGAAGAACTCGAAGGATTAGGCCAAATTATGGTGAAACAATTGAAGAATAGATACAATGATCCTACGATTCATAAGAGATTCATTGTCGGTATTGATCGTGCAAAGATGAGATTGTATGATTGTGAACAAAAAGCACAAGAAGATGTTCTTGACAGTGGACAAGAAGAGGAGTATAATCCTAATGAAGAAAAAAAATCTAAAAAATCTTTCGCAGAGTTTAAATTCTAATGACTAAAAAAGTTGACTTTAGTAAGTACCTTAATTTCGTGGATGGTGTCACATCCGATCCCAGTAAGGATTATAACTCTTTTATTGAGAGTCTTCAACTTCTTGATAAACAGGGTTCCAATATTAATCGTCTTGCCACTGCTGCTGTTGGGATTAGTGCTGAAGGTGGTGAGTTTATGGAAATCGTTAAGAAGATGGTGTTTCAGGGAAAACCTTGGAATGACGACAATCGAGAGCATCTTATTATTGAGTTGGGTGATGTTCTCTGGTATGTGGCACAAGCTTGTATGGCTCTTGAAGTATCATTCGATGACGTAGTTGCAGGTAATGTAGATAAGTTAAAGAAGAGATATCCCGGTGGTGAATTTGATGTTTACCATTCAGAAAACCGTGCAGCAGGAGACAGATAATGACTGTACAACTAATTAAAATGTGGACTGGCGAAGATGTTATCGCTGAGCTTTTAGAAGAAAAGGGAAGGGATTCTATTGTTATAAAGAATCCTATTGTAGCAGTTCCGACAGATAAGGCAGGTAACATTGGATTTGCTCCTTGGTCACCTCTTGTTGGAAGAGATACTGAACTTGAAGTAACTAGAAGATATGTTGTTTATATTGATAAACCTCAAGAAGAATTGGTTCAACAATATAACCAAATGTTTGGAAATATTTCAACACCACACAAGAAATTAATTCTGTAGTATAATATATACAACAGAATCAAATGTTACAATGAGAGAACAATTAATCAGAGCATTACTGGCACACGCACAAGGAGACATCCAAAAGCATGTAGCTAATGTTGAAGTTTATCTGAGTAATCCTGCAGGTATCGGTGAGCATTCTGATATAACAGAAGCAATCGAAACTGAATTGAATATTATCGCAAAGTATCATGATCAGGTAGAAGTATTAAATAAATACTTCAAAAAGAGTGGTAGTAGTTAAGATGGTAACTATAAATCCAAATTATATGATGAAAGGACAAGAAAATCCTTATTATGATTTGGATCAATCTATTTACAATAAAATAAAAACTAAACTTAATAAAGATTATTTGATTGATATTAAAAATATAAAATTTAAATGTGTATTAGATACAGATACTAAAGGTACATCAATTTATGGTACTAGTGGTAAGTATTATTTTCAATTAGAATCTGATGGAAATTTATTGGATTTGTATATTAGATTGAAAAAATCTAATGTAAAAGGTCATACTGGAGGAAAAACTAGAAAAAATGCTAAAGCTTCTTCAGATGTAAATGAGATATTAAGTGTATATTATCTGGAGAATGTTATTGACACTGTAGAGTCAATAGAAACATTAGCATCAAAAGGTGGCAAAAGTCAAACAGGTGTGATGACAGGTGATGATAAGGGTGTTACTTTTGATAGATTAAGAATACTTCTTGATGAAGATGAAACCGCAGAGAGGGATATATTAATTGGTCAACAAAATGCTATAGCAATTAAAAAAGATATTAATGGTAAAAAGATTAGAACATTATACTGGACTCCGAAGAAAAAACCTGCTAATGTATCTGCAAAAAATCCTTCTGATGTTATAATTGAATTTACTGATAGAACATATCAGGGATACTCTAATAAGATAGCTGTTGGTGCAGACGCAACACCAAAATTCAATACTAATATCACATCTTTTTATGGTAAGTTATCTAATTCTAAACAACTTACTGATATTCAAGATATGATCAATGAATCATGGAATGATGCAGTAGAAGATGTAAAGGGTGAGACTGCAAAGACTGCTCTTAGTTCTTTTGATATATCAGGAGAAAAGTTTAGTGAGAGTTCATCTCAAAAAGCATTTGCAGCATTATCAAGAGCATTTGCTGTTGATAGATTAAATTTTTATGCTAAAGATTTTTATCATCTTTTTAGGAATAACCTGATCACAAAGTGGGCTAAACATTTAGAGGATGTAGATAATCTGATATATTTTTTAAGAACAATATATTTTTATACTTATGATGATCCTAGTAGTACTGATACACCATGTCCTTATAAGTTATTGATTGGTTCTGTAAATGGTAGTACAATTAAAGATATTGGAAAAGATGAAAAACTAAAGCAACTTTTGCATAATGAAGATGCATCAAAAATTACTAATATTACTAATTTTTATGATGGTAGACAACAATCTTTTGATGTGACTTTTAAATATGATCCCGGTACAAATGGAAAATATGATGTAGAAATACCAGTTACAGCTAGAACTAGATCCCCCGGTGGTTGGTCTGGTAAATCTCTTTACGTAACTAGTTCGGGTGTAAAAATAAAAACATGAACCAAATAGACGAATTGTTCGACTCGTTTAAAACGAAGTCTAAAAGTAGGAAACAAATCTTTAATGATTTTCTTATTCATTGTTTTCAGTCATTTGAAAAACCAATTAGGAGTAAAAAGCACAAAC